CTCAGATGCGATATCAAAAATATTCGTGAAATAGAGCTAACGTTATTGACGTTAAGGATAAATCCTGTAGAATCAATAAGATTAACTGTTCTAACCTTATATTGTGAACGAGAAAACTACTCATTTTGAGGGTTCTTTCGAACCTAGTCTTGCGACTTATGAGCAGGATTAGTGGCATTATTTAGCCAATTATAACTAAGATCGGATGTGGATACGTATGGTACGCCGTACCCCACCACTTACCGTGATCGTGTAGATCGCAGAAATCTGGAATATTTTTCCCACTGTATGATTAATTCGACGTTTGAAAGTCGAACCTCATTCGAAACCCTTCGGTATAACTCTTTTGGAAGAGGTATATTAGCAATTTCGTCCTGTAGATCAAAGAACAGTTTATTAACTGTATCGATGTCATCGGATGTAAGATCATGTGATTCCAAAGCAGATTCAATTGTATTTCGCAACTCGCGTATACTTACCAACACGTCAAAGAAGGTTTCTCTGTAAACCGTCTGCGCTAATCTATCCATTACATGATAGTATCTATCAAGTAATGCTGGATCAGCATCGTACGGATTGACTGCACCTGTACTCGTTGGATATCCAAGCCAGGCCGTCGCATGTGGATTTAGATCTAAGAAATCTAATTTTCGCGCGTTCGGTTGTGTTCTGGAGAGAGTTCCGTAGAACTCTCTGTCCTTATTAACTGTACTATACTCTTTTACTTTTGTAAGTAGTTCCAGCATTGCTGGAGAGTCTAGTCGATCCTTAATTCTGACAATTTCTCGTCGTACAAAAGAATCCACCAATAAGGCACCTTTCTTAGTAGTCCAGACATACTTTTCATGTATGCTCTTCATGCTAAAGAACTCTTTAACAGAAAAAGGCACTTTATTATCCGAAGTGAAATATGCTAGTACTTTATGTCGCAATCGTTGGCCGAGAGTGATTAACTTCCCGGTAACCTTTCCTTTTGCTCGGTACCCAAAACCAAATAGGTTCAAGTACTGTTGAAGGGAGAGACTCCATTTATCTTTTAATTCTAAAGAGGCTGCCGTAAGCTGTCTAGCTACCCAGTATTCACTGAATGGTAGACCAGATACGTCTTCCCCTTTATGGAATGTTCGTTTTGCGAACTCGAGCGTTAGGCCTTTCAGGCTAACTAGCGATTTGGCTAACCCTACTTCGACTCCAAGCTCTTCCATTATTAACCGATATTCTCTCGCGACATCTCTTTCAGCGATAACTATGTCATCTCCTAGGAGTGCGTACGCATCAAACCATTCACCTGATTCGATAACGCCAGCTTGTATAGCTGCTTGTTGAACTATCATGTGGTGCGTGAGTGCTAACATTCCCCAACTGGACAGGGCCCCCATGGGTTGCCCTGCGGCATAGGAAACTGACCCCTTATGTATCTTGTGACCAGCTTTATACTGGTATCGATAGTCGTATTTACGACCCACAAGCAGTTTTGCCCATAAACCGGCAAAAACACTACCAGATCAGCTAGAAACTAGCTGAATCTGTAGCCATATCGGAAGTCTGTCAGTAGCCGAACTCAAATCGAATGAGAAATAAGGCCCTTTAGGATACCTTAAAATCAGTCTATGTATTGGTCCGTGCTGGTTCTCCGTACCATCTTGCGGTATGAGTCTAAGAACGGCAAAAATGTCCTCATGTAGGGGTTTTAATACCCACTGGGTGAACGGATCTACCATTGCAAAAACTCTTAATTTACCTGCGGCCTCTTGTTTAAAACCCAAGCGTCCCAATGATCGGGGGATTAACTCCCCCGTCAACGGTGAATATCTCTTATCCGAAGCTTGGTAAGCCTCCTTCTGGATTGGATCCAGGGTGGAAAGCTTCCAAGCGAAGACCTGGTTTGGCATTACTGCCACCATTTCTTCGATAAGATTGATAAGCCACTGGTTACCGGTGATCGCACAAATTTCTTTTAGTACCGCATACATCTTAATGTCTGCGTAAAAGACCTTTGCAGCAATCATCAGCCCAGCCGGCGCAGTAGATAATGGTCCACCTATGGTTGAACCATCATCCTGGATCTGTGATCCAGTTACACTGCCTGCCGCCGCAGAACTTTTGTTAATTAAAAACGGTTTTGCTCGCAATGTCGTAACGTAATCTAGAAACTCGTTCCATCTTATCGCCTCACCTATTCGGGTAGAATCACCGAATTTTGGATCGAGACGGAGCAGACCACTCCAAAATATTGGAATAGCCTGGTCAAACTTAGGCATCAGTTTTGAAGCTACCGAAGTACTCTTCATTGTAATGCTTTGCAGTTTTAAAATTGGTTTAAACTCTATTACTCTATAGAGACTAAACAGAGTCATCCAAAGTCTGAAGATTTTCATCTCCCCCTTTCGGATACGTTCTCTATGCAAGACCGGTATTACCCGTGGATACCCCGTATGACTTCTAGCGAATCTTACGCCTAATAGTCCCAAATCTTTTGTTTTATCACCTCCGCTGGCTTGCTGTAAAATTACAAGGCAAGCCTTCAGGTACATCACCAAGCCTTTACGGCCTTGGTGCTGAATATGGTTAGAGCAGAAAGCTAAAAACGTAATTATAACTTTTACTAATCCTAATGTCTTCTCGAAACCTACTAGTGAAACAACTGTTAACAGATGGTTCACTAGAGGCCGCCCTCTTTTTACAGAGAGCATGGCATTAACAGGTTTTATCGTATTGAGTAGTCGCATATATAATGCGGATTGTTTTAATGTAAT